GGAAAAAATAACATGCCAACACAAGTTCAATTTAGACGGGGTACAGCAACAGAGAATAATGCATTCACTGGGCTTGCCGGTGAGATCACCATAAGTACTACTGACAATACATTCCGGATACATGACGGAAGCACTGCTGGTGGACATGTGCAGATGTTAGGTGGATTACAGAATAATACTGGAACTACTGATAGGATTTCCGAAGGCTCAAGTAATCTATATTTTACTAACGGTAGGGTTGATGCTGAGATTAACTCACACGTAAGTGTTGGGTCAGGGCTCACATACAGTGATGGTGCGTTTGCCATTGATTCAAGTGTAGTAGCATTAAGAAGTTATGTGGATTCGGCGATAACAAATGTTATAGCCTCAGCACCTGGTGCATTAGATACCCTAGACGAACTTGCAGCCGCTCTTGGGGACGATGCAGACTTTGCCGGTACAATGACAACCTCTCTAGCCGCAAAAGCCCCATTAGCTAATCCTACATTTACTGGTAACGCGGTTGCAGTTACCCAAGCGGAAAACAATAATAGCACACGAATTGCTACGACAGCATATGTTGAACGAGCAATTGCTACATTAGCAGCCTTACAGTACGCGGGCGGGTAATCGGAGAATTAAATGGCTAACACGACTAGACAAGAGTTAACCGACTACTGCCTACGCAGACTTGGGTTTCCTGTTATCGAAATTAATGTTGATGATGATCAAGTCAATGACAGGATTGACGATGCTATTCAGTTCTGGCAGGAATATCATTTTGACGGCAGTGAAAAAGTTTACATTAAACATAAATTAACCGGATCAGCACTAAAATTATCTGCGGCTCTTGCAGATAATTTTACTGTCGGTGAAACCTTGACTGGTGCAACTTCTGGTGCAACTGCCCGTGTTGTGTCCGTCTCTACTGATACAATCACTGTAGATAATGTAAATAGTACATTTTCTAACTCAGAATCAATCACCGGTAGCCTATCAGTATTTACTGCATCCCTGTCTAGTACCAATGCGTTTGTTAAGGGGGATTTGGAGAACGGCTACATTCCAATATCATCTAATATTCTAGGTGTTACTAGGATGTTTAAGTTTGGTGGTATAGGCGCAGGAACATCTTCTGATGGATTATTCGATGTTGATTATCAGTTCGCATTACAAGACATGTATAATCTTCTTAGTGCTGATCTCACATACTATGCCCAAGTCAAAACACACATGAATCTGTTAGAGAGTTTGTTTGTAAATGACCGCTCTATTAGGTTTAATAGAAAAACTGATAGAATGTATATTGATACTGATATGGATAATACATTCAATGTCGGTGACTATATTATAGCGGAAGGTATGGCACTTGTATCTGGTGCGGACTACGCTGAAGTGTACGATGATTTGTTCTTAAAGAAATACGCCACTGCACTTATTAAAAGACAATGGGGTGAGAACATGAAAAAGTTTGCGGGAATTCAAATGCCAGGTGGGGTAACACTCAATGGAGTTGAAATATACCAAGAGGCGGTTACTGAAATTAATGCAATAGAAGACGAAATGCAACTTAGATATGAACTCCCACCAGCATTTATTGTAGGGTAATTCTGTGGCGACTAATTTTTACTTCCAAGCAGGTAACACATCGGGAATATCATCCGAACAGAATTTAATTGAGGATTTAGTAATTGAATCTCTTAAAATCTATGGACATGATGTTTACTATATGCCGCGCACCTTTGTCAATCGGGATACTATATTTGACGAAGATACCCTGTCACAATTTACCCAAGCATACCCACTAGAAATGTACATGCAAAATGTTGAGGGGTATGAGGGTGATGGTGAGTTGTTCAGTCGGTTTGGATTAGAGGTGCGTGACTCAGCATCGTTTGTAGTATCTAAACGCAGATGGGAAGAGCAGGTTCAGGAGCAGGGTAATTTTGTGGGTGAGGGTACCCGCCCAATGGAAGGTGACCTATTATTCTTTCCTAAGACAGCCTCCCTTTTTGAAATTAAATATGTTGAATTTCAAAATCCATTCTATCAACTGGGTAAAATATACACCTATCAATTACAATGTGAGTTGTTTGAATATAGTGGGGAGGAAATTGAAACTGGATTATCGGATATTGATGTCATACAAGATGACAATACGGTTGATCAGCTCCTATTCCAACTTAATCTTGAAGGCGGAACTGATGTTCTCAAACTTGAAGATGGCGGTTCATTAATCAAAGAAGACTTCTCATTACGCCCAGGTACACAGGCAGATAATAGTGATTTTGATATAATTGAACGGGCTAGTGATATATTGGATTTTACTGAAACAAATCCGTTTGGAGACTTGTAATGTTTAAGGGCAAAACGTTTTATCACAGTCATATTAGAAAAGCCATTGTTGCCTTTGGGACTATCTTTAACGATATTAATATTGTGCGTAAGGATTCGGCGGGTGTTGAAGCCCAGTCAATGCGGGTGCCTCTTGCGTATGCGACTAAACAAAAATTCTTAACTAGAATTGAACAGATGCCAACTGTAGAAAGTCGCGGTGAAGTTGCAATAGTACTCCCGCGTATTGGGTTTGAATTGATAGGACTTAACTATGATCCTACACGAAAAGTAAGCCCCATACAACAACATCGGAAGACTATCAGCTCTAACGCATTATCAGTAAGCTCACAGTTTGTTTCAACCCCATATGACTTGACTATTGCCATGTATATAATTGCCAAGAATCAAGAAGACGGCTTGCAAATATTAGAACAAATTTTACCTTACTTCAATCCCGACTTTAACATTACTATAAATGATTTGCCTGAGATGGGTATCAAACGTGATATTAAAATTGTCATGGATGGTATAGGTTACGAGGATAATACAGCCGGCAATTTTGCTGACAGACAAAGCCTAGTTTGGACATTGAACTTTACAATGAAACTAAACTTCTATGGGTACGTGGCAGATCAAGGTATTATACGTAAGGCGATTGCAAGTGTCTTTCAAAATCCTAATATGCTTGGCCCAAGAAGTAGGCAGCAATTTACGATCACCGAGGCAACTGCAACTGCTACGGCTACACTCACAGGTGGTGCGGTAACTGCGGTTACTATTGTATACGCAGGTACTGGATATACTAAACAACCTAACGTCATCCTAACCGGTAACGCACGGGCGCATGCCGTAATGTCTAATGATGGGACGAGTATAAATAATATTGTTATTGATGATGCGGGTAGTGGTTATGGTGCCGCACCTACTATTACGATTGAAGCACCCGATCTAAATAATCAAAAAATAGATGATGCGTATAGATTTCTTGAGGAGTTTGATCAGACATATGAGTAGTAAAATATTTGATGCATTGGATAAAACTTTTGAAACTGTTACGCAGGCAAAGGAAGTACATACTCCAATAGTAGTGACTGATGATAAAGATGCCGCACTTGAAAATGACTTTGCGGAATCTCGCGCGGCGTTAAAGAGAGCAATGACTTATGCAGAATCCGCAGTACAAAGTTCTTTGGAAGTAGCCCAGAATAGTGATAACCCTAGAGCGTATGAAGTAGCCATCCAGGCAATTAAAGTAATGTCAGATCAAGCAAAAGACGTAATGGACATTCAAACGTCTAAACAACGTATTGATAAGGTTGACGGCAAAAATGCCTCTCAAATAGGGACACAAAATAATATTGTATTTAATGGTAGTACATCTGACTTGTTGAAGGCAATTAAGATAGAAGCGGATGCAAGGGATGTAATTGAGCATGAGTCTACAAACACAACCGACTGAACAATCCTCATATCACGGCAACCCCAACTTAAAACAAGTTGGATATACCCACGCTTGGACAAAAGAACAAATTGCAGAATATGTGAAGTGTTCTGAAGACCCAATATATTTTATCGAAAAATATTGTAAGATTGTTACACTAGATTTTGGCTTGCAACCATTTAAACTTTATGACTGTCAGAAGCGTAAAGTAGATTTCATTATGAATAATCGTCGGTGCATTCTAATGGAAGGACGACAGCAAGGTAAAACAGTTACCGCCGCGGCATGTATTGTCCATTACAGTATCTTCCAAGATAGTAAGACTGTTGCTATTATGGCTAACAAAAGTACAGCGGCACGGGAAGTTCTTTCAAGATATCAAATCATGTATGAAAACTTACCCCTCTGGATGCAACAAGGTGTTAGGACTTGGAACAAAGGTGACGTTGAATTAGAAAATGGATCAAGAGTATTTACTGCGGCAACAACCTCTTCAGGTATTCGAGGTAAGTCGGTCAACTGGTTGTACATTGATGAAGCGGCTATCATCCCAAACAACGTAGCAGATGACTTTTTTACTTCGGTATATCCAACTATTTCTGCCGGTGTTACTACAAAAATTCTTCTTACTTCAACCCCACTAGGATACAATCACTTCTGGAAATTCTGGAATGATGCTGAGAAGGGTGTAAATGGATTTAAGAATATGTTTATTCACTACTCAGAGATACCTGGTAGAGATGAAGCATGGGCAGAGCAACAACTACAATTACTGGGAGAATTGAAGTACAACCAAGAAGTATTATGTGACTTTTTAGGATCATCCAATACATTAATTAACGGTAAGACTTTGGCTACCTTAAGTTCAAAGGATCCTACTTGGAGTAAAGACGGACTTGATATATACCAAGATCCTAAAGAGCATAAATACTATGTGTTAATTGCTGATGTTGCGCGGGGTGTAGGTGGTGACTACTCTGCGTTTATTGTAGTTGATGTAACTGCAATGCCCTATGAGGTTGTTGCTAAATATAAGAATAACAAAATATCACCTCTACTTTATCCAAATATAATTGATAAAGTGGGTAGAGATTACAACAATGCATTTGTATTAGTAGAATCAAATGATATTGGGCAACAGGTGTTGGACATACTACACCAAGAAAATGAATATGAAAATATTTTTACAACTGTTTCTGAGAATGGTAAACAATATATTACTCCAGGATTTGGTAAGCAGGCACGGTTAGGAGTTAATACTTCTAAAGCAGTAAAAAGGCAGGGTTGTTTTTCATTCAAAAGTTTGATGGAGGAACATAAGTTACTTGTTTTTGATGCACATATTATACAAGAACTATCAACATTTATTGAAAGAAGTGGATCGTTTCAAGCAGATGAGGGGGAGAATGATGACCTCGCAATGTGTCTGGTGCTTTTTGGATGGGTTACAACTAACCCATTCTTTGCTGATTTAACTAATGTAAAAGTTAGACAGGGCATTTACAACGCCGAGATGCGTATGATTGAAAATGATTTAACACCATTTGGCATTATAAACGATGGGCGAGAAGTTGAAATGGAGGTTATGAGTGGTGATTTATGGATGTTTGATGAGGTAAAATTAAAGGAATTATAAATATTCTTTAGTAAACTATTTATAACTAAACGCTAAATAATTCGAGGAGAATAACATGGCTTTTCAGCTTTCCCCAGGCGTTCTCACGCAGGAACAAGATGCTACTAACGTAGTCCCATCGGTTGCTACAACCATTGGTGGCTTCGCTGGAAACTTAGCATGGGGTCCTGCAAGAGAAATCGTAACGATAGACAGTGAGAATAATCTCGTTGCCCGTTTCGGTAAGCCCAACACAACAACTGCTGTAGATTTTTTAACAGCGTCAAGTTATCTTGCTTATGGTTCGGCATTAAAAGTCGTCCGTGAAGTAGGTGCCGCGGCAAGAAACGCTGTATCAGCAAGTACCGCAGTTCTTATCCGCAATGATAATGAATATGAAAATTCATATATTAATGGTGAAGGCGCGGTAGGGCCTTGGGCCGCTAAATATCCGGGTACTTTAGGTAACTCTTTATTGGTTTCAATGGCTGACTTAGAATCATCTACTGCGACTTCAATTCTTTCATACACTATTACAGATGGTGGTTCGGGATACACAGTGGCACCCACTGTAACTGTAGCGGCACCTAATACAGGTACGTTTACTGCAACAGGTACTGCGGTACTAACCGGTGATACCGTTACGGGTATTACTGTTGTCTTGGCGGGAGCAGGCTACGCAACTGCACCTGATGTCACTGTAGCTAGTGGGGGAGCAGATACTGTTATTACATTAGATGTCGCACTAAAGGCAGATATTACCTTGGCGGCAGATGAAGTTGTTACACAAGGTGGTACTGGTGCAACTGCTAAATTTAAAACTTTATCAGCAGACCGAACTCAGTTATCTTTAGAACTTACGGCTGGTACATTTACTGCAGGTGTTAATACACTCAGTGGAGCAACAGCAGGAACATTATTCGCGGAAAATGGATCATCGGAATTGGCAGCTACTGTTGTTGCCTCTGGTAGTACTGCGGCAACTGCTACTGCGGTACTGACGCAAGAATCGGCTTATAGAAACCAGTTTGACTATGTTCCATCTACAACCGAGTATGCGGCAGCCAATGGTTCATCTGGTGATGAGATGCATATCATTGTTGTTGACCAAGACGGTGCAATAACAGGTATTGCTGGTACAGTACTTGAGAAATTTGCAGGTGTTTCTAAGGCGTCAGATGCAAAAGACGATAGCAACCAGTCAAACTACTACAAAGATGTTATCAACAGCCGGTCTAAATGGATTCGCTGGATGGATAATACTACTAACCATGCGGCATGGGGTTCAAGCACAGTCGGTGGTACAGCTTTTGACTTCTTAAAATCAGTTGATACCGAACAAACTATTTCACTTATAGGCGGAGTTGATGCGGTACCAGTAGACGGCGACCTAAACTCAGGTTATGCGTTGTTTGCAAATGATAGTTTAGTTGACGTTAACTTAATAGTCGCAGGTGGACATAGTAAAGTTGTTGGTGATTACATCATTGACAATGTAACTGCGATACGTAAAGATTGTTTAGTATTTATTTCACCCCTTAAGGCTAGTGTTGTTAATAATGCTGGATCAGAAGCTACTGCTATTATTGCCGATATTACCGCTTATACTCGATCTTCATATGCTGTCATGGACAGCGGATGGAAGTACATGTACGACAAGTATAACGACAAGTATTACTGGGTTCCATGTAACGCAGATACTGCTGGGTGTTGTGTAACTGCTGATTTGTCGGCTGATCCTTGGTTCTCACCTGCTGGCTACAACCGAGGCGCAATTAAGAATGCAGTTAAACTTGCATATAGCCCAGGTCAAGCAGATAGAGATTCACTGTATAGGTCAGGTATCAATCCAATTGTTGGCTTCCCTGGAAACGGAATTGTACTTTTTGGTGATAAAACAATGCTTGCCAAAGATAGTGCATTCAATCGCATTAATGTGCGTAGACTGTTTATCACTGTTGAAAAAGCAATTTCAACAGCGGCTCAGTTCCAACTGTTTGAATTTAACGATTCGTTTACACGCGGACAGTTTAGATCATTGGTCGAACCATTCTTACGCGATGTACAAGGTAGACGTGGTATCTATGACTTCCGAGTAGTTTGTGACGAAACAAACAACACCGCAGAAACCATAGATCAGAATGAGTTTAGAGCAGATATTTACATTAAACCGGCCCGCTCCATCAACTTCATTACTTTGACATTTGTGGCAACACGAACTGGTATTAGTTTTGAAGAACTTGGCGCATAATAGATTATTCAATAAGGAGAATAACAAATGAATATTGAAGATTTTAAAGCGAGGCTTGGTGCTGGCGGTGCAAGACCTAACCAGTTTAGAGTATCTCTCGCATTCCCAGGGTATGTAACTGGTGCAGATAACAGTTACAGTTTGTTGGTTACGGGAGCGGCATTACCCGCTTCCAACGTCAACCCCGCAATTATCCAGTACAGAGGTCGTGAGATTAAGCTGGCTGGTGAGAGAATATTTGATCCGTGGACAGTTACTATTGTTAACGATACAAATTTCTCATTGCGTACTCCGTTTGAGCAGTGGATGAACGGACTAAATAGTAGAGACGGTAACACAGGAATCCTGACTCCAAGTGAGTATCAGGCTGACTTAGTTGTTGAGCATTTAGATCGTAATGATGAAGTGTTGCCAGGTGGCAAATATACTATCAGAAATGCTTTCCCGATTAACATGTCAGAAATTGCATTAGGCTATGCACAGAATGACGTAATTGAAGAATTTACAGTGACCTTCCAATACACACATTATGACGTAATCTAAAACGCCCTAATGTAAGAGGAAAAATATAATGGAATTATTTGGGTTTAATATTAATCGGAAAAAAACTGCGGCGACTGAGAAGTCGTTCGTGGTTCCTTCCGATGACGGTGCAATAGAATCCATCAAGGCTGGTGGGTACTACGGCACCTATTTTGATATTGATGGTGTCGCAAACACCGAAGAACAACTGATAAAAAGATATCGTGACATCTCAATGATGGCTGATGTTGATACTGCGATTGATGATATTGTAAATGATAGCATTTCAAATCTGGACGATGAGAAACCAGTAACTGTAGACACTGATAAAGTTGATCAATCTGCGGCGGTTAAGAAAGCTATACATGAAGAATTCGCTAATGTAATGCGATTGCTTGACTTTAACAACCGATCGCAGGATTACTTTAGACGCTGGTATGTTGACGGTAGAATTTATTTTCACAAAATTATTGATACGGCAAAACCAAAACAAGGTATCACTGATATTCGTTATATTGATCCACGTAAAATTCGTAAGATACGTGAAGTCACTAAAGAAAAAGATTCTAAGACGGGTGTTATGTTTGTTAAGAATATTAACGAATATTTTCTTTTTGATGATAAGGGAATTGCTAGTAAGCCAGGGCAATATAAAACTCCTGAGACGAATGACAAAGCATTAAAGATAACTAAAGATGCAATCTGTTATGTCCCATCAGGACTAACCGATCAGGATAAGAACATTCCATTGTCGTATCTGCATAAAGCAATACGCCCAGCTAACCAATTGCGTATGATGGAGAACGCGGTTGTAATTTATCGTATTACACGCGCACCTGAAAGACGTATATTCTATGTAGATACTGGCAACTTGCCTAAACTAAAGGCTGAACAGTATCTCAAAGACATTATGAATCAGTATCGAAACAAGTTAGTGTATGATGGTACTAACGGTGAGATACGAGATGACAAGAAGTTTATGTCGATGCTTGAAGATTATTGGATGCCTAGACGAGAGGGTGGTCGAGGTACTGAGATTCAAACATTGCCCGGTGGGCAGAATCTAGGACAGATCGAAGACGTTGATTATTTTCAACGTAAGTTATATCAGTCACTGAATGTTCCTGTATCCCGCTTAGAACAAACAGCAGGATTGAGTTTTGGACGCTCTGCTGAAATTAATCGGGATGAACTAAAATTTACAAAGTTTATTGCTAAGATGCGTAGACGGTTTAGTGGGTTGTTCGATGACTTATTAAAGAGTCAGTTAATACTCAAAGGTATTATCACCGATGATGACTGGTCAACTATACGAGAAGATATACAATACAAGTTTGCATCAGATGCATACTATACTGAATCAAAAGAACAGGAAATACTCAGAAGTAGAGTTGAGGTTCTGAATGGTGTTGCTCCCTACATGGGTACATTGTATAGTAAAGCATATGTACAAAAACATGTTTTGCGTATGACCGATGAAGAAATAACGCAGGTTGATATTGACATAAATAAAGAAGCAGAAGCAGTTGTACCTCAAACAATAACGCCAGGTGAGAATGGGATTGAAAATAATGAGTGAAGATAACGAAACAATTGAAGATACAGACACTGAAATGAGTGTAGATGACGTTAGACAGGATGCTATTCGGACGATGATGTCACAATGGCAAGATGGCAAACTTTCAGATGCTCAAGATACATTTTCAAATATGATGAATGTACGAGCAGATGATGCAGTAGCCGCAAGAAAATCTGAAATGGCGGCGTCCGTTTACAGTAATCCTGAAGGGGAAGGTCCAGTAGACGTAGAGGGTTGGCCCGAGCCGCCCATAGGAGAGCCCGAGGAGGCT